AGGAGCATCTTCAGGATGGCGGCGCGCAACGTCCCGATATATAGCACCCAACATTTTGCTCTGAGGAACACCAGCCTCTTGCTTCGCCCGTGCGAGGTCGCGGCGAGCCAAGGATTGTTGCAGCGCTTGCCGCGTAATAGCAAGGCCCTTTGGCGCTTCACGATTAAAAGCTACTATTCGGTCGATGATTTCCTTGCGTGTTTCTTCGGTCCCACGCCAGCGTGCCTCGTCATAAATCCCCATAAGTGCAGTCCGGCGCCCTGTCCAGTAAGACTGAGCGTCCGCTTGCGCGATGATCCTATCCCAGCGGCGGCTCAAGCGGGTTACTTGGAAGCCGCCAGCACGGGCGATGATTTCGGCAAGTTGCTCCGGGTCTTCTATGTCAAAGTCCAAGACTGTTGACCCAGAAGCTGAACGCTCGCGCCCTTCCTCGGCGAACCTGACCGCCTGAGACATATCGCGCAAAGCGCGCGGCATAGCCATTTCCCAGCGTTTCAAATCATTAAGTTGATATTGATCCCCGGCGGAAAGAAACTTACCGAGTCCAAATAAGATTGCAAATGAAGCTCCGCCAATATCTTTAGCAGAATTTGCAACACGATCATTGAAGTCTCCTGTTGCAGGTCCAAGAGCTGTTGCACCCGGAATAATCCGGCCAAGTCCAATAGCTCCAGACATATTAATTTCTGGAACCGGCATACCGAGAGCTGCGCCTGCGGCAGCCAAGCCAAACCCTGTCCGGCCCGCGCCATATAAAGCTGTCTCGGCAAGTTGCGAGTCCTCCCCAAACATCTCTATCATAAACGCGCGTATTTCTTCTTTCGGAGAATAGTAAGTATTGAATAAATTTCGACCGAGAAAACGTGTAAGAGCTTCTAAATCTTCTGCACCGGGCAGGCCCATAACTCCCGCCATCGCCAACAGTAATAATAAATATCGCCCGCGCCCATGTCCGTAGCGAGAAAAGAAAAGCATGTTCTGCGCAAAACTAAAGAAAGTAAAAAACACGCTAGGCCTGCCTTGCATAAAGCGAGGCCGTGCCCAAGCTGCATACTCAAACTGTGTTGTAATTACTGCGTCTTTACCGGAGATAAAAGCAAACGCCTCAAGCGGAGACATGCCTTTCTCAAGTGCAGCTTTATAATCTGTGTCATACTTTCCAATTAATTCGTTTCGGTGCTTAACAGTCGGATTTTGCCGGGCAAGTTCTACCCCCATTCTAAACGTAACACGCCGGTTTAGTTTCTCGGTCTGCTCGAACATATATCCGGCAGCTTTTCCGGCCCAGCGAATATTGCGACCAACCCAAGTGTTGCTTGCTGTCCAGCTTAATGTTCCCTCAGCTGTCGCCGCAAGTTCAGTTGCCATACTTTCATCAACAAACCCTTGCTCCACAGCTAGCGAGATTTGCCGCTCATCTTCGGCAGAAATATTCTGCGCATTAGGTTGTGCAAAAAGTTTTTGAATTTGGCCTGTAACTTTAGCTAACATTGGAATAGTTTTATGTTCCCCAAACCGAGAAGAAAGATAAGGTAGTGTAACCATTGGAACTTGTGTTAAGTTAAGAGCAGCACTTGCCGGAGAAAACCCAAGCCACCAAGTAAAGGCTATGCTTCTTAAAGCTGCCCATTCTTCCGGGGGGTTAAGCACATAATCTGTATGCTGCGTAACATGGTCGATTATTTCACGACGACGTGTTACATCAAAGCCGTTGTCGCCTAACGCCGTTGTAGCTTGACCAGCTTCGTCAATATTGCGCCGCATTTGCGGACCGTATTCTAATCTAGCAATATGGCTCGCGCCGTGGTGAAAGTAATCTGCATAAGCACGCATCGCATCGCGGCTATATCCAGCAATATTCTTACGTTTTGCAAAATGCTTTTTAAAACTTTCCGCCGGAGAGAAACTTATCTTCAACCCACGGAAAAAATCTTCCAGCTTTGCGCGATCTTGGCTTGATAAGTTTGGTAAAGTATCTAACACTTGCCCTTCGATACTAGCAATTAAACTCGGAGGCAAACCCTGAAAAGATTTACCTTGATCTGGAATTTTATCCAGACGTAATGTGTAGCCTTGTGTCGCGGGATACTTTGCCCTCAGACCCCCGTAAGCAGATTTCTGTTCTTTCTTTGTGGCAAATTGCTCCATGTAAACAACATCGCCTTTATTGTCTTTAACAACAGCCGTAAATTCTCCAAATCGTGCATGAGGAAAGTAAGGTCGCGCGCGAAGTGTGTCAAACTCTGTTTGAATTTCCTGAACTTTAATCGCGGCAAGCGGGTTATCACTCCCGGGATAAAGACGCTGCACGTCGTTTAATATAACTTCTTCCATCTTACCAAGCACAGCTTCGAAATCTTTCCGAATTCTAACATACATCCGTAAAGCATTATCTTCATCTTGGAAAGCATAGCGCTTTGCAAGAGTGCGTAATTCTGCTGCAGTCGGTTGCCGAATAACACCAGCTTTCACTTCTTCCGGCGTCCGATAGTTCATCTGCTCTACGTCAAAAATAAAGTCAGAAAGTTTATCCGCATCAGCTTTTCCAAGCGTCTGCCATAACCTCAGCGTCTCACTTGCGCGCGAGGTCCACTTCATTTTTTCGTTAAACCAGCGCGCAACTAATTGCGTATGCGTGCGAAGCCAGCCAATGTGGGGATTACGCTCTGCTAACTGCAAAATAGTAAATCCAAATTTATACATCTTATCGTATTTATCAGCAAGCGTTCCGGCTTGCTGAATATTCTGCATAACGGGCGCGGGTAAATTAAGTTTCTTTGCAAAAGCAATAATATTATTCCGCGCGTTCTCCCCGCTTGTTACATCTTTATCTTGCGATAACCTTGCCTTCGTAACTAGAGCTAACTCCCCAGAAGCTATGTTATAGAAAATATCTTCTACGTTGTTAAACCCGAGACCGCGGCTCCAGTTAATAAGCGCTTTGAAGAAGTTCGATATTTTACCAAAAACAGTTTTAACTTTTGGCCCGGTCCTAACGTTATTCTCAAACTCGTGCGCAATAGCTTCTTCTAACTTTTTCTCATAAGATAACTCTGGGTAACGCTCGTTAATATTATACTTGTCAATCCAGCTTTCGTTGATAGCCGCATTTCGCAGCACTGCCCATTCCGCTTCCGTAAACAAACCTAATTCTTTAAGGGCGTGAATAGCCTCATGATGCAAAATTGCTTTACCATCAGCAGCAAGCACGGCGATCCGTAACCCAGCTTCTTCACGCGCTAGATACCCGCGCCATTTCCCCGCGTCTGGATTATTCGGATCAAGCATAGATAATTTAACATTACTTAGCCCCATTTTATTCAGGGCTTCGCGGAGGGTTTTAAACTCATACTCAGTAAGCCGCGCGCCGGTTGCTATAGTCCCGTCGCTTTTTGCATAACTATAGAATTGGTTTTTGCCAAAGTTAGTATTGAAAACACTTTTAACTCCAGAGGGGTTAACCGGGAGAATTACACTTCCTTTATATCCCGTGTTAAAAGGATCATCATTAGTAGTATTTTTAACAACTTTTCCTGCTGCGTTTGTAATTAGCTCAAAAACAGTTCCCATATTATCACTAGTGTTTCGGAGAATAACCCCATCAAACCCGCCCTCTACGGCTATATTAAGTAATTTATTATAAAGGTCTGGAGAATATCCCCCGTTATGGTTGTGAATTAAAGGTTTTTTAAAATTAACAAATAGTGGAACAAGTGCACCGGGCTTATTCTTTTTAATAGAGTGCCACATATAAGAACTAGCTTTAGTAATATTATTAGATGTGTAAATTATAAGAGCTGGGTGTTTTGTTTCCGGGCCTCCGACAGCTTTTCCTTTTACTGATTTACTTACCTTAGAAAACCACCCTGTCGTAATTCCCTGTTCTTCAGTTACTAATCCAACTTTGTTGGCTACTGTAGTGTTAGCCCCGTGAAAAATGACAATAGGATTAGTGCCGTCATGTGTAACAGCTGGATGCGCACCGGCAAACCATTCTTGAAATTTCGGGTTTGCGACAGCTGCTTTATACCAAGCACTGTTATAAATTGTGGGGTATACCCAGCTTTTCTGAAGATAGTTCTGCACCTCGTGGTCATTTTTAATCTTGTTTAAAGCAGCTTCATAGTCTTTCCACTCAGGTTCAACCGAGAATGCGGGTGATTTTACAGCAGAAAGTGGAGACACTGTAATACCCGACGAAGCAGTAGTGTTCGTCTTCTCTTCGTTGAACGCTGTAACTGAAGTATTAAAACTTTGTTTACTAAAAGCTTTTACGGAGTCTTTTAAAATCTTTGTTATTTCATCTGGGTTATCTTTATTCTCAATAAGGAGTGCGGCAAAAGTATTATTAAGATTAGTATCATTATTGAAGAAAAATGAGCTAAAATTCTCTGCGTTTCCTTCTAAAATAATATTGTTACTTTCGAGTATATCAGCAAACTTTAAAATATCTTGCTTGTCTAAAATAGTTCCAGAAGCAGAAGAATGTTCAAAAAGTATTTTAGCTAACTTCGGATCGCTGAAATAAAAATCATCGTCAGACTCCGACTCTGGGTCTTGAAGTGGGGCAAAACCATTCGGGCCATTAAGATTATCAAGAGCATCGAGAGATTTAAAAGCACTGTCAGGTGTAAAGTCGGCATCTAAAGCCGAATCTTGTGGGGCAGCTGGAACAGTTTTCGCGCTCGTCGCTTGTGTAGCTTTCTTCTGTTCAGCTTTAAACTCCAGATAAGAAGAAATAATCGCGTCATTAATTGTAGTTTGTGTTGTGCTTTTTTTAATTTTATCTGCAAAATCTTGATTTTTAGAATTTGACAGCCAAGAAGCAAACGAACTAAAAGACCCATCTGGCGGAAGTGTTCCGTTTATAATAGCCTTTTTACCATTAAGCAAAACCTCTCCCGGAACATACGGAACTTTAAAGTTAGTTGCAGGAATGGCGGCTGAATTTAAACCGTCCGTGACGGGCGGGAGAGGCGAGGGGAGAGGAGAGGCGAGGGGAGGGGAGGAGGCCGGTTTTACCAGAGGTTCACCTAGCACATTGTTAGACGGTATCGCGGCGGCGGGCGCGGGCGCGGCGGGCGTTGCGGTTGCCCCAGGCGCAGGTGCGGCGGGCGCTCCAACTAAATCTTCTTCCGTAAGCGGAGCATCTCCGAGTTTAGCCTTCAATACCGCCGGATCATCTTTAATTAACTTCGATACGCCAGCTGCCGCACCGGTAAAGGCCCCACCAGCGGCGCCACCAATCAAAGCTGCGTTGACTAATTCTTCTACAAGTTGATCGGATTTTTCAACCTCATTTTCTTTCGGGTTAATCAACACACGCAGTAAGTCAGGCTTTGCCTGCCCAATTTCTATTGCTTGCTGAATAACTTCCGTTACGCTTTCGTCTCGTGCGCCTCGCACAATCTCCCGTGCAATACCTTTTTTAGCAACGGCCCCGGCAATCCTTATACCAAGCGCATCGCCGATTAAACCAAGTCCTTTCCCCATACCAATGCGGTCAAGGATAGCCTGACCAAACCCGGCCCCGAAAGCTACATATTCATCGCGGTCAACATTTTCTTCATCTTGTCGCTGAAGGTTTCGCCCAGTATTAAACAGCAGACTTCCCGTTAAAGCAATACCAGTCCCGATAATCCCGCCGACCGGGCCACCAAGCAAACCTCCTGCGATAATCGGCGCAGCTGTTATTCCCATTTCCGGGGCAGAAGAAGCAACATTACCAAGCGTAAACTTCGCAGCATCGCCTACAGAATGAACGTCTGTAAAGCTCGGCACACTGATTGGTGTTTCAGCTGCAGACTGGTTAAAAGCTTTTGCAGTCTCGTTTGCGCCAAGTGCCGTAGCCGCAGCGCCCGCACTACTTAATGCACCGCTGCGCAAACCCGCTCCAATATCTTGTAATAAATTATTTTTCGCAGGAGTGTTCTGCACTTCCGGCGCAGCCACTGTTTCCGGTGCTGCTTTGAAAAACTTCGTGATCCCTCGTTCAAAAGGATCAGTTGTTGCTTGCTCTGGAGTATTAACATCTACAGCAGACTTTGTTTTAAAGAACTTTTCAATACCAGCGTCAAACGGATCATCCATACTCTTTTCCTTTATTAGTTAGTTTTGGTAAGAGCTTCGAAAAGCTGACGCGGCGACATACCGCGCCCTCGTGCCGCATTGTTAAAAGCTTCTTGGTTTAACACTTGTTTTTTAACTGGATCAAAAATAGCAGGAGATAGTGTTCCCTCTCCTTGCGTGGCATCCTGCACGCCGGAAACTCCACTATCTAATGCAGGGCTTTCGCCGGGCGGCACAACATCTGAAACTGTCGGCTGCCCGCTTTTCGTAATCTGATCGTCAATAGCTTTTCCTTCCGCACTACCAGAAGCCCAAGCTTTTAAATATTGCGATGCCGCAGATACTCCAACTTTATCCCGGATGCTTTTGTAGCGTGTAAAATTCATACCGTTTTTAAGGGATGTTTCAAGCGAAACTTCTTGTGCAAGAAAGTCATTAAGCTCCGGCTCCGGCTGTGTTCTGTTTCCGTTAAAATCAGCACTGTCTTCCCAAGCTTTATGCGCAGCTTTCCACGCAAGTTCAGCTCGTTTTTCCGGCGGTAGGCCGAGGGCGTTTGTCGTAGTTGCTGTGCTTTTTCCGGTTTTGTTTACACGCTGTTGCTGTAAATCTAACTCTCGGTTTCTTTGTTTATTCTCTAAATCTTGCTGTGCTTTTTGGGCATCCCGCTGTTCTGCTTCTATTTTACTCTTATCTGCTTCTGTTGCTGCACGCCCTGCCGCCGCAGCACCTTCACCTAGACTTGCTGTAATATCACCAGCAGTTCCGCGCGTAGTCGGATTTGAAATGCTAACAGCAAATTGCGCTAGCCCCGCAGCTAACGCAGGATTAGCTAACACTTCTTTCCACCCGAGATAATTTTGCGCTATTGTCTGATCGCCGGTCGGCGCGTTGGGCGCTAAAACAGAACCGAGGTCTTGCTGTTGTTGTTTTGGCTGCTGTGGCTGTGGCGGGGTAAGCCCGGGGACAACTGCATCACGAAGCATAACTTACCTCCCCCGCATGAGTGCGGCGGCTAACCCTCCGGGAACCGGCGGGGTCGGCTGGGCAAAAGCAATGTTTTGCTGGGCTAAACTCGGTGGCGCAAAATTAGTCAGAAAGCCAGGATTTCCCCCTTGGATTGAAACACCAGCTCCTTTTGGGGGTTCCGGTGTCTGCACCGCACCTAAAGCTTTTAAGAGGGTTGCTGTTTTATCTTGACCCTGCTGTGCTGGGTCCGGTGCCCCGGGCAAAGCTCCAGCTAACCCAGCGGGACGAGGCGTCGGTGTCGGCGCGGGGCTTCCGTCGGGGAACGTTAAACCCTGCCCTGCAGTTGGCGCAGGGACTCCCGATGCGGCAAGCTGCATTGCCGCCGCATCGGGATTTTGCTGAAGTAAAGCAAGAAGTTGTTCGAGCATTGTCATGCCTCCTTAAAACAAGTCTCCAAGAGTTCTTCCGGCGCCGCCACCTAGAATTGCACCTCCGAGTGTAGCTCCGAAGGGCCCCCCAATTAGCGCACCTGCTCCCATCCCCAAAAGACTGCCAATCCCGCCAAACTTCGATGTCTGCGGGCCTTGTCCGGTTGCAGTTGTAGAACCGGCGGGAATACCGAAACCGAGCGCAGCAACATCTTGTGCCGCAAGAAACGGAAGCATTTGTTCGGTTGTGAACCTTTGTGATTGTTCACTTAACCTAGCTTGCTCTAGCCCTTGTTGTTCTGCCCCAACGGCTCCGGTTATACCAGCAGGCAAAAGAGCAAGATTGCTAACATCTCCGCTTGCAAATAAGGAACGTAAAATATTCTCCAATGCGCTGTTTGTAGAAGATGTTGCAGCATTGATGTCTTGCCCCCTGTTTTGCGAACCGAGCTGAGCTAACGTTGATCCGGCTTGTGTTCCAAGTTGAGCAGCCTGCCCGATTTGATCGGACATAACCCCCAGTCCTTGATTGAAATTATTTGCTTGTAAATTAGCGGCAGTATCTAAAGCTGAACGCGACGCATCACCGATCGCCAATCCTTCAGCAATACCTTGCCGCGAACTACCGAACATATTTCCACCAAGAAAATCACTTCTAATTCCAGGCAAAACAGACCGTTGTAAGTTGTCAAATACCGGGCGAATTGCTCCCTGAATTTGCGCCCCTAATACTGGATTAGTGCGGGGATCGAGCAAAGCTCCGCTTGTCAGAAAATTACGGCCCGCCGATGTTGCGTTAAAGTCTCCGACAACATCGCCCAATCCGCGGGCACCCCCGGCAGCCGAACCTGCTCCATTGCCAAAAACTTGTTGATCGAAGCCACCACTTAACGCGGTGCGGCCCATGAGATTTTGTAAAGAGTTTGTCGTTCCAGGTGTTAAACTTTGTGTCTGTCTTAATGTATTTGCAGCGTCACCGGCAATACCAGATACTGTTCCGGCTCCCTGTAAAGCTTGATTTTGAGCGCTTACTTGTGTAGGGTTAAATCCGCTAATTCCCGACCCAGGAAATAACTTAGGAGGGTTTTTCAGGAAATCTTCAGCAACCGGAATAACGGGTTCGATAAGTCTCCGCTGTTCCGGGGAGAGTTCTCGTGTAGTTACCGTAGAAGATTGACCGCCACCACCGCTCATTAGCAGAGTCCTCCTTGCCTTATGTATTTCCGCGCCACAATTTCCGTCAGCGTATATCCGCACTTAGCTTGTGCATAATATGCTAACACTGGATGCGTTATTCCCCGCACCATTGTGCAGCCAAGCCTACATGCCAGTGACTCGATATTCTCCATAATCGGTTTTTTATACTTTCCAGGGTTACCAGCAACAAAGCGAATATCAAGCACTTTTGCTTTTGGGTAGCACACAAAATTAAACAACAGTAAAACACGTGGTTCAGTAAAAAGCCATCCAAACAGTAAACCGTCTTTTAGTTCTTCTACAATATCTTCTATGCTGTAAAAGTCACACCACAATGTTGGTTCGTCAAGTAAACGCAAAATAACTTCTTCACAATTATCATCAATAGTTGTATAGTCGATCTTAACACACTTTGTTCCGGCGGGAAATTCCTCTCCATCAAGTGTTAAGTTTTTGCCAACTAGCTGAGCCGTATCCATAGTAACCCTCTCCTGCTCCGGGGTTCCAGTCTATTCCATCTGCATACACTATCATGCCCTTGCGCGGTCGAGGCGGGGCAACATGGCTAACACGAAGTTGAATAAAGTCAGTTAATGCTGCAAACAAAACACTTATCGTAGATAATTCACGGAATATCTGTTCACGTAGTTCAGGGATGTCTTGCGCTGTTAAGTTCTGCGGTGTGTATTCCATCAAAACTCTCCCAAGGTTGCGACTTCTAAACTAATTCCAGTGATTTTAAAGTTAATCGACTCAACGGAGGATAGATGGATACTTATAAAACGACCAGCTACTGGCCGCGAAAACGTTAACAATTTTGTGGCGGTTGCTGAAAAAATAAGTTCTTCGCTCCACGTAATTGCGTCATTTAAGTTTTCTTGCGTTCCCAGCTTTACTTTTAATTGTCCATAAGCAAGGTGTAAATAAACACCTGTAATTAATTTGCGAGTGCGTAAGTTTAAAAACAATTTACCTGTTTTATCGCGATCAAGCGGCAGAACAGTGCGTTCAATAAAATGGTTACTATTTTCGTTGTAAGATGTCAAACCAAAATCTTGCACAAAAACTTTATTTACTAACGCGGGAGCTGTCTCAACAACAATAAAAACTTTTTGAAGGTTTCCCCCAAAATAGCCAACATCACCTTCTTCGTGAAACACAGGTCCTTCTGCGTATGGAACCCCGTTGCTTGGGGCTCCTGTGTAGTCGTCAATATTGGCCGCAAAACCCGAAGAAGCAAAAGAGATTCCAGCACTGGAACGAATTGTCGTTGTATTATCTTTATAGTTCCAAACAAGAGCGTGCGTGCATAGCGTATTTTCGTTTAGCGGGAACCACAGTTGAATTTCTTTCTCGCGCGTATTTACAACAGAAAAGCAGAGACTTATTGCTTGTAAATTAATATTGGAGAAAAACCATTGCTCAAGTTTATTCTCGACCGGATAAGCTATATCAACGCCATTAAATAGGCAAATACGATCACGGGCTAAAAAGAAATGCGAATTTCGGTTGAGCGGAACCTGAACAAGAGTATCTCTGGCGACACAACCATGGGCAAAATTACGCTGTGTGCGATCGTATAGTCGTGCTCCTCCTACAAAGCGAATACCCCAAATAACTTCTTCTTTATATATTAAAAGTTCTTCTCCCATCGGCAACGCATTAACGATCTCTCCACCTGCAGTATCTGCGAGGGAAAATTCGATGGTTTCTAACGTAGGATCAGTTATATCCCAAGAAACTGGAACAGCTCCGGGTTCCGCCGGGTGAGATACTAATACAGTATAAGGATAATGAACAGAACCTTTTGTTAAATTAAGAGCGAAAAAAGAATTTTTGAAACTGCGAATAACTTTAGCACGATAAGTCGCCGGCCAGTTTGGCAAATCAACTAACAAAGTTTCCGGAGTCTCCCCCGTCCAAACTTGTGGAATGTCAAAAGTGTTGGTAAGAACAACTATTCCGTTTGCAATTTCCGCTACATATTTAACCTCTGTTGCGGTGGTATAGATACCAGAAGCCCGCGTTATTTTGTTAAAAGTTAAATTAAAATAAAAATAAACATCTGTTTCGTCGGCAAACAACCAACCAGCTGTAACCCCTGTCTGTGTGTGGTTAACCCAGAAAGGGGTAAAAGATGGTAAAACTTTAAGAGGAGCAATCCCTTTAATGTTAACAATCGCTCCGTCAATAAATCGCACATTTAAAGCATTACTGGCAATATTCGCAGGAAGTGTGTGCGCGGAAATATCCTGGCTTACACCGATGAAACCAAGATTTTCTACAACTGAATCACGCATCTGCCGGTAACTCCGTCAGCACTGTACCCCACATACTGGAAATGTCTCCGGCAGTTAGTTGCAATGCGGGCGGAAGCACGCCTGCGTATGCTGTGAGCAGCGCCAGCACATCTGCATAGAGAAACATGTTGGAGCGCAGCGAGCGTGCCTCGAACTGGTAGGCCGCAACGGCGTCGGTAGACTCCAGTGCGGCAATGAAAGCCTCGATCTCGGCCAGCAATCCGAACCTGCGCAGCCCGTAATGCCACTGCGCCTGCGTCAGCGGCGTATCCGTAAGCGGAGCAGCGGCGGGGCGCGCGGTGATGATTAACGCCATGTCAGACCTCTATGTCAAAGCTGGCGGCGGTCCACGGGAACGCCTCCGCGACTTCGATGCGCCACGGCCCGGCGGGCAGGGCGATGCTGAGCACCCCTTGTGCATCGGCCGCTGACGATCCGGCCTGCAGCCCGGTCCCCGGATCAATCACCCGCACCTCTGCGCCCGGCGGCAGCCCGGCCCATGCCGACGCCGCGCCAGCCGCCAGCGACGGTGGCGCAGACGGCGCCGGGCGCGCCGTCACCACGCCCCCCGGCGCCCAATGGCTGACATCAGACACCGCCTGATCGGCATTTTCGATAAAGACGTGTTCCGCCGGAGTGTTAACCGCCGCCATAGTCGCAAGGCCGGTGAACGTGCTGACGATGCGCCCGCTGGCGCTGTGCACGATATGCCCTCTGACCATCATGTGAAGTCCCCGATAATAACCATATTCCGGTCAGTCACCGTGATCCGGGTCTGCCCTGTCGCCGCCGCGATCCACTCAAGAGTCACCGTCGATACGCCGCCGGCGATCGCAATGCCGCCGGTCAGCGTCACCGTGTCGCCGGGCAGCAACCCTCCGGCGCTGCTGATCGTCGTGCCGTTGACCTTCAAAACGATAGTCCAGCTCTGGGTCAGATCGGCCGGCTGGATGACCGGGTCGGACCAGACCTGCGTGACCGTCACCATTACCGCCACCCATCCAGGCGAGGGCAGTTCCAGTGCGCCGGACAGGATGACGTGCGCCGCCCCGTCGCCAACGATGCCTGCCGACGCCTTGCTGGTGACAAACACCAAGCGCGAGCTGTTGACCTGTGCTCCCGCCGCGATGCCGTCGAGTTTGGCTTTGTCAGCGGCGGTCATGACGCCAGCAAGGGCGTTTGTTGCGGCGACCACATTGATGCCGGTGCCGGTGCTGGACCCAAGGCCCACCGCAACGTTAGAATAGCCCGCGCTCAGATTGGTGCCGACATTGACCTGCGCTCCGGCCTGAATACCATCAAGCTTCACTTTATCGGCGGCTGCCATAAACCCGGCGACACCTGAAGTAGCCACGCCATGAACGTGGGCTGCGGGAGAATACCGCGCATCTGCTTGGGAGACCAACAGCACGTTAGTCGCATTTGTTCCAGTATCTACGTAAGCAGCGGTTTTTAACGCATCAAGCGTCTGTTCAATTTTTCCTCCCCAGATAACAATATCAGCTTTAATGGGGCGATGTTCGCCAGAAGCGGGAACATTATCTACTGTATACCGCCTCCACAATTCTACTGCACGTTTTACGAAAGCTATAGCCATGTTACCCCACCCTGTTGCTTGCGTAAAGCATCAACGAATGCCGCATTTGCTCGACTCGCGCTAAGTAACCAAATTTAGTCAAGGTGCGTAAATCATTTAAAGTTGACCGTAATTCACGATCTCTGTTCCCCAAAGAAACATAATAAGCTGTTTCTTCTGCGATTAATCGAGGAAAGTTTGCAAACCATGGACTCGTTACAGCAGAGCTGAGAGCAGTCCCGCGCGCATAATAAGGAGCTTTAATAATGTAACTAGCGTCTGGAATTGGTGCCACATAAAGACGTGTTCCGTCAAAAGAATAGTGTGTCGGTTCCCCAGAAGCTAGGCTTAATTCTAATAAAGAAATTTCTCGCTCACGACAAAGTTCTCTTTCTTGCCCCTGTGCCGAGACAGCTTTTAAAGGCCACTCCTCGTCAAAGCAAATAAAATTCTCCGGGAGTGCAACGACGCGATCTCCGGGCGTCGTTGTTAGTATAGCTGTAGCATCAAAAAGAAACCACGGTAATGGCACGGTAGCATCACCACCTTCATACAAACTTTGCACAAGGTCCATATTCCGTAATAATGTTATGCTATCAAAGTTAGAATAAAACCCAAGATGTTGTTTTATAAGCTCGATAACATCATCTTTTGTCATGATTAACTCCCGACAAAACCTGCGTAGATTTTTGTGCAAGTGGTGCCGGTCACAAGAACGCGGGCAAATAGCCCAGGAATAATACTACTAGCTGTCATTGCCTGCACAACCGTAACGCCACGATTGTCAACGTAAGCAATATTCCCAGCATCACCCGCTCGCAAAGCGATAGCTAGTAAATGATCGCCATTAATCTCTTTCAAATAATTTACGTTATTTGGAATTACTACATCCCAATACTCAGGCATTGACGAGAATATTCTCGATGTTCCGTTATAGGGGTTGATTGCGGCCATGATAGTCTCCTAGGTTGTTGCGCGCATACACGATAATCGGTATGCGCGCAATTTGCCGAATTAGAGATCGCGCCAAGTAACCCCATCACAGTGGAGCATAGCCGACGATCCCTGTGTTATTGCGGTAATTGCCGTAGTGGAAGAATCTTCCTCCACGGTTAACGTTTCCGCCGCATCAGCAGTGTTGAAGATAAAGAACACAAGGCCTTTACTCTCCGCTTCCGGGGGAAGAAGGATAGTCCTTGCAGCACCGCCCGGATCAACCAGCAATACCGGCGCATCGGTTGCCGGAATTTTGAACTCAGCCGTGGCCACGAAGGCCCGAGACCTCAGCCGAAACCCATACTGAAAATACGGGTTGCGAAACAGTGCATCATCAGAGTTACTACGCGACATTATGTCCTCCTTATGCCACAACTGCGCCAAGATTGCCGATATAACCAAGCGTCTGCCCGCCCATATCAACCATCAAGCCAGCTTCCGTTAGCCACATACCGCGCTGCACGTCCTCATCCTCAGTCTGGATGTTGTCCTTGCCCTTAGTATCACGCCCTTCGAGGGGACGCCACTTAAGCGCGGAGAAGTCCAAAATCCACATCGAGTTTGTGTAGAGCGGGTGCCGCGAAAGCAAGGGATGCGTTTTCAGTAAGATACGCCCCTGCGGGAAAGTAAGCTCACGGAAATTCATTCCATAAACCTTCTCAGCCATTCCGCGGCTAAGGTCCACGCCCGTCGCCCCCGACGAGCTTACAATCGCTCGGTTGAGGTTATTCAGCGCTGCATTACCGCACAGCGCAATGCGGGTATCACCAGCGGGAGAGCTGTAATCGAACACCGGCGAGATTGCGTCAATCAGGTTATTGCCGGCAACAGCAGATTTAGCAAGCCCCCAATTATCCTCAAGAATAGTAGTGTTTGCCTCGGGGATCATGTAGCGAATACCCGCGGTGGTGCGCTTCGGCTTTCCGTTCTCGCCCACACTTTCCGATGGAACACCAAACAAAAGAGACAGCTCAATGTCCTTTGCGTGGTCCGTCATGCGCCGCTTTTTATCGTTCGTAAGCGCATCTCCAGTGCGTAAGTGCGTAGCTTTTGCGGTGTTCGTAAGTTCGTAAGTTGTCTTCCAAATCTGCGTGAAGTTTGTATACTTCACCGGATTGCGCGTAGTAGAAGTTGGCGCTGCCGTGCCTTCCGCAAAAGCCGAGCCAATTTTCAACAACTTACCGTTTACCGGCAAATCATCCGCCACGGTCCCGAACGCAGCACGCTGCACGGAAAACTGCGTCGGGCTATGAACTGCAGTAACCACCATCTGCTCATAGTTATAAACGGCAGCATCTGCTGTCGGTTCGGCCATAAGCACGTCACCCGGAATTAAGTGAAGCGCACTGGACCAATGCTGCTTGATGTTAGCAGCTGAGGGTTCGTTTACCGTCAGCGTTAACAGCGTATCGGACGTGCCGAAATCACCGTTCAGCGTCAGGTAAATCAAGTCACGCGGTTCCGCCCACCAGCTATACTGCGGATCGTTAGTTGGGGCAGACTTTACCTTCCCTAACAACGCCGTAAGCGGGGTATCACCCTGCGGTTCCATATAAAGAATACTTTCCCGGAAATTCGTGGGGCGCTCGCTCTCGCTCCAGTCACCGGTTCCGCGAAGTCCTGCAACAGCCATTTTGTGCTCCTTAGGTTATTCTAACTCTAACATTTCTTCCCACTCAGTTTTAGTGGGCGCCGGGCGTGACATAGTTCGCGCAGCACCCGCTGGCGCTGGCGGTGGTGCGACTGTAGAATTTGCCGCAGAGGAAGTTGTGTTACGTAAAGCAGCAGGTGCGACCCCGACGGTTGCCGCAGCTGCAGCCGCAATACGTCGCGTCAATTCCTTACGGTCCAAGGTTGGAGCCGCTTGTAACATTGACGTAGCGATTGCATCTACAACTGTTTCGTGCCCTCGAAGTTCCTGATATGTCTCGTAAAACTCCCTTACCCGTGTATCGCGCTCTGTAGCATTTTGCACGATCTGCGGAACCATCTGCGGCATCATGTTAGCCGCTTGTGTAACAGCTGCAACAAGCACCTGCATGTGCAAATTGCCGGCCATCCTAGCAAAAGTTTCCTTTACTTTTGCCGCATCACCGAGAGTTATTGCTTCCGCATCCTCGTCTGTGATCTGGTACAACTCTTTTGAAAGTGTATCAGCTGACCGGGTAAACCACTGATTATATTGTTCCCGAAAGTTATCAGGATTTGCAGTCTGGGTTGGTGCTTCTGCAACAGGTGTTGTAACCGCAGGAGACGGAGCAGGCGTCGCCGCTTCAGCGTCTGGCTTAACCTCAGGCACCGACTCCGCCGGGGCTGTGGTTTTAGGCTCTGATGGCTCAGGTTCTTTCAGCACCGCTGCTTTCACTGGCTCATCTGGTAAAGTATCTAACAAATCATCTTGTTCGCCAAAATTATCATCAGTAATGTCCGCCCACAAAGCTTTTTCTTCTTGCTCCGGTGACGGCTCTGGCGTCGTAACAGTTTCCTCGACCACCGGGGCGGTAGTGTCGTGCACATCAGTTTCCATAGTCTTGGCCCTCCAGACTTTCTTTCAAGGTGTTGACAGAGAAGTTGATATTCGCAACTTGAGTATCTATCAAGTTACGAATTTTTTCATACAAACGCGCTTGCTGCATTAACTGTGCTAACGCCATTGCATTATCGGCGAGCATGACATCTTTTGTAGCTTTTTTAGCTGATATAATTATTTGTTCTTCTGCTTGCTCTAACAGCACTAAGAATTTCTGCCACCCACGACTGGCTAACAATTCCTCAAAAATAAGTTTATCCGCCATAAGCATGTCAATGTTTTCCCGAACTTCTTCTTCGGAAACAAAGTCTTCCGTCATCCTGTCGGCCCCATCCCTGTTAGCTGCCCCGGCTCTGGGACACTGCCTAAATCCCCCTGTGTAAGCCCGACAGAGTTCCCCGCGGCAACCTGCTGCGCAAGCACTTCATCCGGCACAATTTGTGTATTAATCCCAGGCTGCCTCGCAAACTGCGTGATATTCTTAATTCCCATAAGTTGTGCAACCCACGCAAAGATTTTCCCCATATCATACTGCATCGCGACATCGGGTATCTGCGCTGCTTGTGCCATAAGCTCTCGCCATAAGTTACCCTGTGCATAGCGATCTGCTGGCAATGTTCCGTCAATAAGAACAGGATCATAAAAGCCCGCAATATCTTCCGGTGTTACCTGCATAAACTTCTGCCCGGCGGACATTGCTAAATCCCCGACTAATCTTATTTTCATGTTATCATCATAATACTGTTGTGTATTTGACACAAGCTGTGTTTGCATTCCTGCCCAAGATGTAGCTGAAATAAATTCAGATGTTGTTTTCAGCCTCCCTACACTAAACGTGGAAGTTCCCCGAAATTCAGCGGCACTTCTGCGTGATGTAGGCGATCCGACCCCTAACACTTGGTCATTAAAGCCAAGCCTTTCTCCGACTTGATACATAAATTCAATATCGCTTAGATGATTTTGCGTAACATCTTGTGTCTGCATCTGTGTAATAACGTCACGCACGTTAGAGCCATAAGCTGAAGATTTTAACCTAATCATCTTGCCCGGTTCACGCCGCTCAAAATCACGCATTTCAATACGGCTTGGGTCGCCGATGTAAACCCCATTCAGCATTTGTCGCACATTGTAATAATGTGAGTTCAATAGCCAATCAATAGTATTCTGCACTGGCTCTAATACGTCAACAAAACTGCGTGTTAAAATTCCATAAGCTTCTGGTTCGACCGTGCCAATCGCAAAAGGGAATTTATTATGAATGTAGCCCAGAGGACGCGCTTCAAAGCAAAGCCCATAATCATAGGTAACAGTGAACACCCATTTCTCGGGCATGTCAGACTTACCTAATCCCCACTCACTCGGAATTAACTCGATATACACTTCGTAAGCGCGCAGAACATCACTTGCGTTCTTAACAGTTGAACTACCAAAGTGTGTCGGGTCGGGCCTTTCCAGCGCACTTGACTCCTGCTGTCGCGGACCTTCCGCCGTGTCTCCTCCGTAGTTTCCTGCGGCATTGCGGTAACGATTTTTCAGTTTATCTACGTTAAAATAACGCCCATTTTCTTTTCCCCGTAAGATTTCGTTCCAGCCAATTTCAATATACTGCGCACAAAACTCCCCCTCTTGGAAGCGCATCCGCGGAACACGCGGATCAGTCATAAATCTGGTCGGGGAAATATTAAAAACTTTATTTCCTTTGTAACCTGGAATTACCCGTGTCCGCTTTTTCTTTTTTAGCGAACCAGGTATCTCAATCCCCATCCAGTATTCAGGTTCTTCTATGATCTCAGAAACATACTGTAATTCTTCTTTCCAGTAAATTCCGACCACATATTCCCCGTATTTTGGTGCATCATAAAAAGCCGTATAATACGGCCCCATGTGCATACCTACTTGAACTTGATAAGCAATTAAAGCTTCGAGTGCTTGCTGCTGTTGCTCGCTTTCCCCGTGACGCCCGCCAAATTGATGCACTGGCGCGCGGGCTAAAAATACAGTAGACATGTAGCTATAAGCTGCCATGACTGCTGCATAGGTATACGGAATTTGCACAGTTGTGTAATCGGGCATACCCGCATTGCGATTAGCTTTTCTTTGCTTATCAACAGATGCCTCAGGCACAGCGGCAATCATAAGATTTTCCGCTTTATTCCAGCGCACCATTCGTTTACCGTGGACAGTATCTGCTGCGCGAATACGCCACATAACATTCTCGACTACCGTTTTGTGTAACGGCGAGTCGTGCGAAATTACCCTGGAGATCATGGCGCGCCTTGTATGTTAATCGGCTTATAGCCGGTGTTTTCTATCGCCGTCATTCCGGGAAACGCTTCTTCATCCGTCATGTCTACATCTTCTAATGCAGCTGCTGCTGCACTGGCCGCGTCGAGCAAATCATCATGAGCTACCATTGGGTAGGTAGTATATTGTTCTATAAACTCTATTTGTTTTTCGTTTACCCAAAGCCGCCCAGAGTTAGCAATAGGACCGAGCGCGGAGATGCGCACAAACTTTTTCCGGCGATCGTCCCACGACTCTACCGGAAACCAAATTCTTTGCACATCCATAGCATTGCGAAAAATCCACAAAAGTGTGCGCTGATACGCGACGGACTCTACACGAACTTTCCACGGTTGCCATTTGCGATACATCTCAAATAAAGTTTTTGTGCTCCAGTCTGGGTTATGCCCGCGGTTTAGTGCGTAGTCTAAGAGATAGATATTTTTACCACGCTTTCCCATTACAACATGAGCTTCGTAATCTTTACCGACTAAACCTTTTTCTAATTGTTTATCACTTGGGGGCGGAACCGGATCAATCGCGTAGCACACAAGCATTTGATCAGTCAGGGGGGTCCCGCGGTATTTATTAAGCCATCCAATTTTAAACGTAGATTGTTCAGGAGAAACAAGCTTTAATTCTTTCTCCCTTAAAAAGGTGGAAAGTCTGTTTAATGAAATAGCTGTTTGCTTCTCTTGCCGCAACGCTTCTGTCGGGAACCGATCTTCCCAAATACTTTCTTGCTCGTGCAGCCGTAAATTTGCTGTTTTTCTGGTCCAGCAAGAAAACACACCACTCGCCCAAGCAGGAGAAGATAAAGCTTTAACAGCATAATCTTCTTTATTTTGGCAAGTATTTAGTGACACCATTTTTGCTTGTGGGTTTTCACTCGCAGGAGTAAGCGACTCTAAAACTGCGCCGTAAATAAGATTTTCAATTTTCTCCCGTTGCTCTGCTGTAGAGCAATTTTCATCGTCAAGCACATCATCAAGAACTATTAAATCTGGGCGCCAATCATCACGGTTAACACCGCGGACAGACCCGCCAATACCCGCTGCCATAACCCATGCACGCTGATTAGTTGTGCGCTGTGTTATTTCCATTTCTGTATCTTGCCATTTACTACCTGGAACTAACCCAAAAGCATTGCGAATATTGTTGTTATATTCTATCTTACCTTTAAGCCAAGACACACTACGAATAGCGTGCGGCTCACTCTTACTGATATACAAAACTGTTTTAGACAATCCATACGCAATTCGCCGCAAAGTAAACACACGACATTTCGTTGTTTTCGCACTTCCGCGAAACGCTAGAATATTCACCATACGGTGTTGACTGTCTAAAAGTTTGTCAATCTCCCGGTGAAACGCCGGTGACTTTTGCCGTGCTGTTTCCGGGAGAAACGTCTCTGCAAAAAAGCTTCCATCGACGGCGCCAAGTTTAATAGCTTCGTCTAAGTCAACGGAGGTTGCGTTTTCAAGGTTTTGCATCAGCGTAAACTCGGTAAAGTTTTTTCAGCTAACCGTAGTATACCTATGTCTTTTTTAGGATTTGCGGCCCAACTATTAACATAGCACCCCGGCGTCGGAGTCGGCTGGGGTGATACGGAATTAGCTATGGCTAATAACGAATACTCCCACAGTGTAGCCGGAAACAAACGCGCAATTAATGGCGCGTATTGTGCGCATAACTGCCACCAAGCTTTTGCGCAATAAGTGTGCTTTATCTCCACGATAATCACCCGCCCCTGCAGCAGATTAAGCAACAACCCGTCTGGCTGTGCGTGACGATTTCTATTTCCGTCAAAATACTTAATCCAAGGTCCAGCTATATAAGCCCAGCCATACCCGTTTTTATTAGATAAACAATCTTTTTCAAGCTGTAAGTTAACCCGATCTTGGTAACGTAAGCCAGCCGCTTTAGCTCCACGCCCGCGCGGTTTCTCCGGCCACCGCTCGTAATCGACTAACCTAACATTTGTTATGTTAGGTGTTAGATTGTTAACTATGTCAATTTTCTGATATAACATCCGCTTCTTCCGTGTCAAGCATGGTAAACGGCTCATGCTTATCTCCTTCAAAAGTCGGCACTTGGTGATCCATCACATGATTGCGCTCCGCGTTTGTATGCTGGTGCTCAATCGTGTTTAGCTTCGCAATTTCGGCTTGCATACGGCGCGCTGTTGCAAGTGCGTCAGCCGATGCCGTTATGACCGCAACATTTTGGTTGTTTGTTATAGTCGCACTTGGTTGCTTGGAAAAGCCCGCAACATCAGCGGCAAAGCGCCCTGCGGCAACAACTTCAGTTACAGTTGTATTTTTCTCCTCTAACTTATCATCAAGCTTTTCTAACGCATTGATTGTAACTTTTGTTGCTTTTGTGATAACAGCATCTGATAGTTTTTTACGATGTTCATCTAAGCGCGCAGCTGCATATACTTTAAAAGCGTCAGAGTTGACAATCCCCGAAAGCCACGGTTCGCTTAACCCAAGCCTCTCGGCAATTTCATACTGTTTTAAATGCGGCTCCGCAATCCAAAGATCGACAATCATCGTATGCTTTGGTTTATTTTCTAGAAAGTGCCCGTTATTTGTGTTTTCTCTACGCCCAGCGGGACGGCCTACAGACGCACTACGACTGCGCAGACGCAAATGCGTCCGCAGCAAATCCATTTGTGCTTCCATAGCTGTGTCGTTGTCCATCATACTTTCCTGTTGTGTTCCGCCGCTACGGTTAGCGGCCCCACTTTCTGCAGCGGCGGAACTGGCTCGTGACGAGCACCCAGGCGGGCATAAAGACTATACCGCAAATATACCTCGATTTATACATGCGCGCGTAAACTAAAACCAGTATGCGCGCATATATTGCTCACCCGCTTTCTTTCGCGATATTTCGCCAAGCCCGATAATTTATCTCGGCGGCTCCTTTGCACTCAACTAGCGCAACTCTGTTATCTATTGCAGTATCTCGCCAAGTGCGCCCAATTTCCGGCGCAGGAAGCACACACGCGGCTTTTATGTCAGCTGGAGGGGCAGGCGGAAGAGGAGAAACCGCCGGGGAAGGCGTCGTTCCGCACCCCGCCACAAGCAAAACTAAAAGTTTTTTCATCGGATTTCTTCAAGCGCCGCAGCGCCTGCCGCATCTACTTTCTCTACGCCACCCCGAGCTCTTTGCGCAGCTTTTCTTGCTTTTGTTAGCTGCTCCTGTAGGGTAATTTTTTCAACCTCAGCAGCTCGTATTGCGGCATCTGTTATACGCCGTGCGTCGTTAACGGCTTGTGCCCACTCCGCCCGCACAGCTCTTTCTCCTGCTGCATAACCATCAGCACGCAGCCACCACACCGCGCTTACTAACAGTAACCCTATGCTCACCCAACGAAAAATTCCTGACGTAAGTAAGGAAAGTAACAGAGTCATCTTTGTGCCGTAATTATAGCTAATGTAAATTCCTCGATCTGATTATGTATTTGTTTTTCAGTTAATTTCTTTTGGTTTAACCAGCGCGGGTAACTTGCCAACCGCAGGTTTAATTCGTTTTGCAACGCTTTTGCCTCATTCCAGCGAAATGCTGGGATTAACGGTTTATGCGAACCGGGCTTAGGCCCCGGTTTGGCTCTTTCCTTTACTTCACCTGTAGAGCTTGCTTTTGCCATCATGGCCTGTCTCCTGTGCCGCGTTGATGATCTGGGCGCCAAGCCGCGCGGCGGGCGGAGATCGTCGTGGTCATTCTTGCTTCCCGCCGCGCGATCCTGCGCCGCGTTCGCGCTCTCTTGCAAGCATTTCTCGCAAGTCGGCTGAGAGCATCAAGATCGCGTCGCGCAGCGTTGACATGCGCTCGCCCAGCAGGTCGCGATCCCCTTCAAGTTTGGCGACACGGCTCTCCACTTGCTCCGTCTTGACGATTGCTTTAACGCTGCGCTCCTCGTTCTCTTCTACTCGTTGCAGCGTCATACCAAGCCCTACAAGCCCGGCGATTATCGCCCCGGCGAATATCGTGATGCCCCACTTTACCCATGACCCGATTTGTTCCCGCAGCCGCTGAATATCAGCGTGCAGCATCCCTACTTCGTGCTCAGTCACGTCGCGCGCCTCCATC